ATATGGATATAATAACGGCCTCTAGTGCCGCGTTCGTACTCTTTTTGTACGCATTCTTCAATGATAGACTTCAATTTATTCATAATTGAAGGCAGCGTTTCGCCAATTTCCTGTCTATCAGTCATCATTCGGGCCTCTTGCATGAGTTGCCCGTATGTCTTATCGCTATTCTTTACCATCTTTCTCAACTTTTTTATTGATATATATTTAAAAATTTATATATATGTGTGATAGATTAGTGTCAAATACAATTTTGACAAACGGCGCAACTGAGAAATCGCCAATCTCAAAGGAAAAACATGGAAGCAACAGAACAAGCCCAAACTCCTGACGTGGCTGCTCAGGCTGGTGAACACCATGATAAGAAGTCTCCGCAAGAGAGCTTTGCAGAGCTTCGAAAGGCTAAAGAGGATCTTGAACGGCAACTTTGGCAAGCACAGAAAGAGCGGGAAATGTATGAGAAGCAGATGCAGATGCAAGCGCAGTATCAGCAGAAACAGCAACCTGCAATTCCCGAAGAAGAAGAATTTGATTTCAGAACGCTAGAGCAGGAAGAATTCCCAGACGGAAAGAAACTTGCAAAAGCATTCAACCAATTCAACAAAAAACTTACTGAAAAAGATAAGAAGATTGCTGAAGCAAATCAAAAGCTTCTAGTGCTAGAGACTGCCACTGAATTTGCCGATTTTAAGACCGTCGTTACGCCTGAACATATTGAAAAATATATCAGAAACGACGAAGACAACCAGGAAGCCGTACAGAAAGCTGCCAATCCTTTGAGAAAGGTTTATTCCTTAATCAAGAAAGAATTAGAAAAGCAAGAATTAGTTGAATTCAAACAAAGAGCTTCAATCTCTCAAGAGCAAAAGCGCGTCGATGAAAAGGAAGCAAAGCCAAAGTTGGGAAGTCTAGGGGTTCGCTCTGAGGCTGTATCTGCGGCGGCGGCAATGTCCAATTCTAAGATGACTAAGCAAGAGAAGGCTGCTCTTTGGAAAGAGACTCTTGCAGCAAGCCGAAAGTAAAGCCGCTTTACAGGGTTGATTCGTCTTAACATTGAGGTTAAGACTTATGTCAGGGCCAACAACCACAAGCATCTTGCCACCAGCTGTACAACAGCAATTGAGCATGAAGCTGCTTGCACGTCCAATGCCAGACTTAATCCATACGACAATGGGTTATCCCATAACGATGGATCAACAAGCTGGTGATATTTTACGCAGACGTAGATATCAGAACTTGCTCACTGCTCCAATACCTTTGGGTAATGGAATTGTAGACCCACCTGCGCAACAGCTTACCGCTCTTGACGTGGACGCACGCATCGACTGGTACGGAACTTACATCATCCTCCAAGAGCAAGTTATGCTCATTAACGAGGACCCTGTATTAAATTCCGCAGTTTCAACTTTAGGACAAAGTTTAAGGGAAACTGAGGATCAACTCGCCAGATCGATGATGGAAGGCGCAGCCCCACCTATAAATTGCACCTCGGGGACCAATGGCGATAACCCAAGTAATATCAGCCCTCTAGACTGTTCTAAAGCCGTTCGCTTACTGCGCACAGCCAACGCACAGTTTATTATGGACCTGATTGAGGGCGAAGATAAATTTGGCACCGCGCCTGTGAGGACCTGTTTTTTTGGCCTAACACACACTAATTTAAGTGCTGACTTAGACCAAATGGTTGGCTTCCAGAACGTTGCACAATACTCGAATACAGCCAATTTGTTGCAATCCGAGTGGGGTGTAATGCGTAACATTAGGTTCCTTCTGTCTTCAGTTGGTTCTATTACGCCAAATGCTTCTGCCAACGGTAACGATGTTTATAACATCTTCATCCCAGGCCAAGAGTCATACGACATGGTTGACTTAGACGGTTATTCCGCTCAATTCATCTATGCACCGCCTGAAATCGCTTCTCCACGCTTGAGATTATATCAAACAGCTGGCTGGAAGATGGCACAAGTATTCAACGTAACCAACACAAGCTGGATCGTCAACTTACGTTGCACGCTCGGCGTAGCAATATAGGAGGTTGAATATGAGTACACAGATCACATCAGGATCTTTCACAAACGTAGCTTCTACGCCTTATTTTCTACCTTTGCAGCAACATGTTAGCTATTTCAAGTTAACTAACGCTTCAAAGTTAGCATCCTACACTTCTGCACGTATCACTAACGTCGAGTGGTGGGATTATATGGCTAATGGGATTGCTTTCGTTGATGCACCAACTACTGTTACAGGCCCATTGAATGCTAGCGCAGTTATTAGAACGCAACTTGCCCAAAACGGCATTAGCCTCTATGACTCCAGCCGCTACACTCAAGGACCAACGATTGCGATTGCATCGTTCGTTCCTGGGACAACCACCGTTTTCACAACTGGAGCACCTCACGGACTCCAAGTTGGCGATAACGTTCGTATTGTTTCATTGGCTACTGCTCCTCAAATGGGCGGTATTGTAATGACAGTAACGGCCGTTGGTTCTACTACTACATTTACTACTTTATTTGATAGCTCCAACGCTCTTACAAGCACTGGTTCTGTTTACAAAGTTGGTAACGTAGCTGTTCAAAATAGTTCACTTTATTACCCACAAAATAGAGCAATTGCATCAGTTAGTTTGGCAAATCCAATGGTTGTTAAGACTTTGGTTCAGCAAAACTATGCTATTGGCGATGTTGTTCGATTCATGATTCCAACTCAGTATGGAATGCAGCAATTGAATAGCACCAACAATGGCTTGCCGCTTCAATTCACTATTTCTGCGGTTAATAACGCAGTTGGTACCCAATCGGTAACCTTCGCGAATACTGATAGTTCAGCATTCACAGCTTTTGCTTGGGCTGCTGCGGCTTCGTATCCGTACGGTTTACCAGTCATGATTCCTCAAGGTGAGGGTAACCTCAACAACTTGATTGGCGTCGTTCCAGCTCCTCTGCCATATGGCAACCAAAACGTGTTGAGTTTTGCTAGACAAAACACAGCATCGCGCGGGTTGTTAATCGGTGCTGGTGACGGCACTGCGGCAGCAAGCACAGGTGGGATCATAGGTTCTACAACTGATACCTGGTATTGGGAAGCACATACATCGCTTCAACAATTTCCCCAGGTTTAACTAATAGGGGTGGGGATAATTTGTCCCCTCCCTTTTTTTGATTATTGTTATCAAATTTTAAATTGAAGTTGTCAACATGGCTAGACAAAGAAAAGCTAAAAAACCAGAGGTTCAAATGTCGCAAGAAACTGAAGTCGAAACTCTAAATCAAGAATTGGATTTAGTGAGACTTGAATTGGAAAAAACACGACGCGAAGTCAAAGAACTCGAACTAAAGAAGCAAGAACTTGTTGTTCCTAAGCGTGAACTTTCAGAAGAAGAGAAGGCAATTAATGACAAGTTGCTAGCTGGATATGTGAAGGGCGAAGGATTGAAGAGCAAGATCGAAGCTCAAAAAGCTTATGACAATGTGAAGGTGACTGGTCGTTTTATGAATCGCCGCGCACCAGGCAATCCAGCAAAACTCACTTACATGAAATACGCTGATGATCCAGTGAAGTGGTACACCTTTAATGATGGCGCAGTTTACACGATCCCACGTGGATTCGCAGACCAGATTAATGAGTACTACCATAGACCGCGCTTTATTCAGAAGGAAGGGCCATTAGACCCAGCTAACCCAAGTCAGATTCATGACGTGGATACTTCGAATAAGAGCTACGCCTTTGTTCCTACAGGCTTTTAATTGTAAAGCGGTTTTACATGAGCATTATTTATTACCCTGGTTATAGCCAGATTGTCATCACGCCAAATTTGAGAACGAAGGTTATCGACTCCATTACGAACGCCTTTCCTATGGTCATCACTACACATGAAGATCATGGATATGTGATTGGAATGGAGGTTCGATTTCTTATTCCTTCTCAATTTGGGATGCAAGAATTGAATAAGGTTGATGCCGTTCAGGTGATTGGAATTACATCCAATACATTAACCATCAATTTGGATTCTCGTGAGTTTACTACTTTCCAATATCCAGGCTCATTGCCCACCGCTTACACGCCTCCATCTGTAATTCCAAATAACTCAGGTCCTTACTTGCCACCGTTGCCGCTTCCTTATGGCAATCAGACAAGCTTTGAGGGAGTTGTTTATAACGCGGGACAGCCATAATGGTTAATAAATTAGAAATGAGAAATACATTAAGGAGGATGACGGCGCGTTATACTCCTGCGCAGATGACGAATGCCCAGCTAGATCGATATTTAAACTTGGCATACACGCTTCATTTTCCTGAGCAATTTAAGAACTTGAAGCTGACAAAGCCACTTGTTTTCTTAACGACTCCGAATGTGGATACCTATCAATTCGTTTATCAGAATGGGTTGGTTGTAAATCCAGCGGGGACACCTGGTACTCAAGATGAATTCCTTCCAGGTAATATCACCATTGCGCCACCTGTTTATTGCCAAGGTTACATCCTTCGTTACTATCAGGATAAGACTACGTTTTATAATCGTTGGCCCAATCTTTCGGTTAACCAGCAGATTGCAATAGGTGGATTGGCGGCAAATACAGCTTACATAGGCACAATCCCCCCATTTCCGTTCTATAGAGCGCAAGTTGATATCTTTGGGAATGTAACTGAAGCTGCGGTGATTATCTCAGCTTTCAACGACACAGGATATACCTATTCTTTAACTGATGCCCCTGTTGCGGGAAGCAATACAGGGAATTTAGTTGAAGCAGATGGAACGGTTGTTGGTACAGTTAATTACTTGACTGGTGCTTATACATTCACTCCTTCGAATTCAGCGGTTATCCCTGCCAATACCAATATCTATGCAGCAGTTGTGCCTTATCAATCATCACGCCCAACTGACGTTCTTTTCTATAACCAACAGATTGTTTTTCGCCCATGCCCAATGCAGGTTTATCAGGTGGAATTTCAAATCAGCCAACAGCCAATGGACTTGATTGCTGATAGTGATGCTCCTGAGTTGGATGAGTGGTATCTGTTTATTTGCGCAATTGCAGCTAAGTTGATTTACACGGACTTTCCTGATCCTGATGGGATGGCTTACTTGATGCCTATCTATCAAGATCAATTGCAAATGGCACAGCGTAGGACATTAAGACAGTTAGGGAGCCAGAGAGCTTCAACTATCTTTAGTCAGCCAGGTCGTCCATTAGCTTCATGGTTCTGGGGTACTGAATACAGCGGAACAAGTGGGTAATGCATGAGCTATAATACAGCAATTCCTCAGAGCACTTCGAAGCGGGCTATTTCCCAGAGACAAATCCTTATCAATTTCCAATCCATTTTTCGTGCGATGGCTAACAACCATTCACCTTTGGGGTTGGGAACGCAGGGAAAACACACGGTTTTGATTTTGAGAAGTCAGGGGAGTGACCCAA